TAAAATGTTTATTGTTTTTTAAATCATCATTATAAACAGAATAAACAATTTTTTTAATTTTATCTTTTAAAATTGGGGATTTAAAGTCGTGTGTGTTATTATGAACAAATAATGTAATTTCTATGTTCATAAAACTTTTTTTATTTTTTTGTATCCCACTTGTTCTTAAATCTAAATCTACAATTTGTTTTCTTTCAAATGTGTGGGTATCTACTACTTCTAATAATGTGTGTTGTATTTGTCTTTTTATTTCACCGACTAATCGGTTCCAATTTTCATCTATACTTAATGGTTCAATCCAAGTCTGTAGTACCACATAGATGGATTTTAAATTTTTTGAATCTACTGTACCGTAGAGACATTTTGCGTCATCAAAAATGTTTAATTTTGATGTTTTTCCTTTTTTCATTAATCATAACTTTCAGGTTTATTTTTCTTAAATGTAAGTCTAAAAATAAAAAATGTCAAAATTGACTTTTTTTCGTATATTTATATTATAAAGTAAAAAAAATATGATTATAATTAAAGTGAAAAATGCTTCCTCAATAGAACAGGCTTTGAAGCAATATAAATTTAAAGTTTATAAGACAAAACAAACTGAAAAATTAAGAGAAAGACAAGAGTTTACTAAAAAGTCAGTAAAGAGAAGAAGTCAAATTCAAAAGGCAACGTATTTACAAAAGAAGCAAAATAATTAATTATTTATCCTCGTTTGTTTTTTCCGTCTTTTTTTCTTTTTGTATTTGGTATATAATATAACCAGACACCCCAAACTGCACAGTTGCCCACATTATTAAATCTGTCATCGTTAAATCTGGATATTTCTTTAAAAGATAAAATATCATACCCCATTGTGCAACAACAAATGCGATTCCCGACTCTATTCTTTTTTTAGAGAAGAATGACGGCTTTTCTGAATAAATTTTAATTATTTCAGTTATACCCTTTTTTATATTACCCCAACCAAAAAAGTATTTTTTACTCATAGTCCTTGATATAATTTTCTCAACTTATATAAATCGTAGTGAGTACATTTTGAATCTGAAATTTTTGTTATTGTTTGACCAATCATTGTTTTAATTTCATCTTCTTTTGATTCATTTAATGAACCTTTTAAATTAGTTATTACAGACTCTTTAAGTGTGTTAAACTCTTTTTCTAACTCCTCTTTGGATAATGATGAAATTGATGTGATTTCTTTTTTGTCAGATTCACTTAAATTAGATAATTCATTTTTTAAATTATCTTCAGCAACTTTAACGATAGTTGATAATGGTAAGTTAACCGATTCTGTTATTTCTTTTTTAACTTCTTCAGATATTAAATTAGAAATGATTTGTTTTTTTGATTCTAATACCGACTCTAAATTTTTAATTGAGTTATTATAAATAATTGTGTCAATATTTTTATAACTATTTTCAGTATTATTATTGTAAGATGAAATCCATTCTGTTAATCTAGATAATTTAGACCTGTTATTTTCAATTAAAATTTGACAGTATTCGATTGATTCATTTACATAGTCTGTCGCTATATCTTTATCCATTCCTTTTTTTGATGATAAATCATCATAAATGAAGAAAATCTCACTCAAATCTCTATTCTCTAAAATATTAGATTTAAATTCTCGCATGAATTGGTTAAATTCATTTTTTCCAAATAAATTAATACTTGTTTTTTCTATACTGGTTTTTAATTGTCCAAATTTGTTCATCTTTTTTTATTATAAATATTATCTGTCTAACAAATCTTTCAGTTTATCATCTATTTCTACCAATGAATTTCTACCTTTACCTAAATTCATAAAATCATTTTTACCGTATAAATGCTCTTCAAGTAGTAGATTTAAGTCATCTTTATTAAATGATTCTGGTGCTAATTCAGCTCCCCCCGCTTCAGGAGCTGCTGGTTCTTCCCCCATTGGTGGTACTCCGCCCATATCAGGGGCACCTCCCATATCACCTCCGGCTTCACCACCTTCAGCTGGTTTCTCACCATCTTTTTTACCGTACAATTTATCAATAGTATCGAATAAACCTGTTTTAGTGATTACTTCGGCAGTTTTAGCAAGTTCAGCAGAAACCGCTCTTTCTATTCTTTGTTGTTGTATATCCAATCTTATTTCTTCATCAGAAAAACCTAAAATATGTTTTTTAGCCCAAGATGCTGATACAGGTGCAACACTATTTGGAATTTCTGCAACTGCGTCTTTAAATAATGTTATTTTTTCTTTCCAAACTTCAATACCTAATAAGTCAGATTGTTTTGATGGGTTAGTTAATCCTAATGTAAAGTTTGTTAATTCATCTTCAAACCCTAGTAAGAATAAGTGAATGATTGCAATTTTGTTTAATTCCGCAATCATAGATTTTTGTATTCTATTAATTGTTCTTGCAAATCTAATATCTAATAATGATAAGTTTTTACCATCACCAACGGCTTCTTCAAAACCTAAGTAAGCTTTTGGTATTCTTAATGCGGTAACAAGTTTCTTTTGTATGTATTCAATATCGGCGATTTCAGCTAAGTTTGTACCACCCGGTAAAGTTTCTATTGGGTTTGTTGCTGCTTGGTCACGAACAGGAATAAAGTAATCTTGGTCTACCGCCAATTGATTGTATCTCATATCAACATTACCGGTTTGAGGGTCCGCAATTTGGTCTCTTTTAAATTTATTGGCTACTCTTTGTACGTAAGCATCAACATCTTTATCATCCATATTACCAACGAACACTTTAAATACTCTTCTTTCGGGTGCTCTTGACACTCGATAAATTAACATCGCATCTTCAGATAACAAAAGTTGTTTCCAAATACGTCTTGCTTTTTCTAACATAGATGTACCATAAGGAAGTTTTCTATCATCACCTAAAATTCTAAAGTGAGCAATTTCCCACGTATTAAATTCCATATTTTTTTCTTTCCAAGTAAATTTTAACGCATCGTTTTCCATTTCTTGGGAATACTTATCAGGCTGGAATCTCATACCTTTTTCTAATCTTTCAATTTGGATGTTTGGTAATTGTTGACAACCTACAACTCCTTTTTCTGGGTCTAGCTTCAAGTATACAAAGTTATCACCAAACTTACACGTATTTCTTGTCCACATTGGTAAGTTTGTGTTGATATCTAATCTATTGTTAAATAAATCTGCTAAAACTGATTTAATACGTTTAGACTCAGAATAAATTTGTAACATATAACCATCCTTATCCGGTGTTGTTGACTCTTCGGCATAAATGTCTAAAGCTGCGGAAATTTCGGGAGTATACTCCATAGACTCATAGTCATAATAAGAAGCCATCCTTGTTGGTTCATAATATACTGCTTGTGTATAAAGATTACTCTCAACTTTTTGCCACTGCTTACCAATGTACATAGTTTGCTGTGCTTGAAGTTTTTCTTGTTCAAATTCTTGTTTGTTTGTTGTTTTTAACAACTCTTTTTTATCAAATTTGAATACAGGTGATTGCTGGTCCAAAGTGGAGTTAGGTCCGAAAACCTTACCTAATCTTTGCCATACTGTATACTTTTGTTCTGCCATAACTTTTTTATATAAATAATAGGGTCATCCGTAATAAACTAAACTCTACCGCGACCGAATAACCATAAATACTTTTCATAATCACTTCTTTTCGCCTGATGACTACCCATTCTATACTGATTATACATATCTACAGGTAATCCTGGGTTAAAATTTTGTGATGAATCTCTAAATTCGTGTTTTTCTGTAGTCCAAGATTCAATCATTGCCTTTGCTTGTTCAGTCGCCTTTTCTAATTTTGCAAAAGAAGATTCACCAACAAAAATTGCCATAGCCATAGCCATAATCAAATCATCGTGTTGACCTTTTTGGTGGTCAGGTCTTCCGTTAACATAAACAAACGTATTTAATTCGTTAAATAATCTTTGGGACCTTACGACAAAATCAAATCTTAATGCCTCTTCAAACGACTGTACAATTAATACTCTTTTTGCATTAAAGTTTATGCCGGGTATTTTATCATTTTGTTTTGGGTCCCACTTCCATTTATCTGCGGGATTTATACCGTCGACATAAAGATTTTTATAACCAAGTTCTTGTAGTTTACGGGATGTTGCAACACCCATACCACCAGTAATATCGGTCACAATGAATGAGTTATACATAGTTGCCCATTTGAATGCTATTTCTGCAACCACATCAGGCGGGACTTTCCCAATATATTCTAACACTTGTTCTCTATCATCGAAATCAATAATAGTAAAAGTAGTGAAGTCTT